CCCGGATCATCCACCGCCACGTCGCGGAATTGCGCGAAGGGCTGGAGCGGCAGGAGCGAGCGTTTGACCTGTTCGGACGGACGGAGATGCCACGTGCCTGATCTGGACCTGATCCTCGCCCTGACGCCCCTGCTCCTGTTTTTCGCCGCCGTGCTCGTAGCCAGCGCGATGATCTGCCCTCCCACTCGAACCACCAAGAAGGAACCGAAACAGTGACAGCCCTAGCCAGACATGAAGCCGGGAGCCAGGTGGCCCCGATCGTCTCCGAGAATGCCGCCGTCATGGCGATCATCGAACGCGCCGCGCTGAACCCTGACGTGGATGCCGCGAAGATGGATCAGCTATTTGCGTTGCAGGAAAAGGTTCTCGCACGCAATGCGCGCACCGCCTACTTCCGCTCGCTGGCGCAAATGGCTGCTGCCATGCCTGCCATTGAGGAAAAGGGCCGGGGCCACAACTCGGCCAAGTACGCCCGGTGGGAAGACATCCAGGCCAAGGTGACGCCGGTTCTCGGGTCCAATGGATTTGCCCTGTCCTTCCGCACGAAGGTCGAAGAGAAGGCCATCCGCATCACGGCTATTCTGGCGCACCGCGAGGGGCATACGGAAGAGAACGAACTGGTCCTGCCCGCCGACACTAGCGGCTCCAAGAACGCCGTCCAAGCGGTCGGATCATCCATCACTTACGGGATGCGCTACACCGCCTGCGCGCTGCTCAACATCCAGACCGGCACGACCGACGATGACGGTCGCGCTGCTGGTGGAGAGCCAGAGGTCGAGTTCATCACTGACGAGCAACTGCTCGAACTGCGCAAGCTGATGGCCGACACTAAGACCGACGAGACGAAGTTCGCGGCCTACCTCAAGGAAGACCGCCTCGACGCGATGACGGTCCAGAAGTTCGAGCAGGCTCGCGCCGCGCTGAAGACCAAGGCTGACGCCATGGTGAAGCAATGATCGAACAGGGAACCCCGGAATGGCTAGCGCAACGGCTCGGCAAGGCAACCGCCTCGCGCATCGCTGACGTGATTGCCAAGACCAAGACGGGCTACAGCACGTCACGCGCTAACTATGTGGCTGAGCTTGTCTGCGAACGCCTGACCGGCGCCGGCGCTGAGCGGTTCACGAATGCCGCTATGGCCTGGGGCACGGAGAAGGAACCCGAAGCCAAGGCGGCCTATGAGTTCATGCTCAACGTGGATGTCGCCCCCGCAGGCTTCGTGGATCACCCGAAGATCCCGATGAGCGGCGCCAGCCCTGACGGCTATGTGGGCGACCTTGGGCTGATCGAGATCAAGTGCCCGAACACGGCAACGCACATCGAGACGCTGTTGAGCGGCAAGGTGCCCGACAAGTACGTGGTGCAGATGTTCTGGCAGATGCTCTGCACGAACCGCCAGTGGTGCGATTACGTCAGCTTCGATCCGCGCCTGCCCCCTCACCTGCAACTGTTCATCAAGCGCATCCATCGCGACGAGAAGCGCATGGGCGAGATTGAGCAGGAGGTTGAAGCCTTCCTCGCGGAAGTGGCGGACACGATCGACAAGCTGAGCAAGCTGGAACGGAAGGCCGCGTAATGGGACGCGCGCTTCTGGTCCTCTGGAACGATGCCACCCGCGCCAAGGCGATCGACTGGATACGTCGTGCGCCGAAGGAAACGCGCGTCACGTTTCAGGGGCCGAAGCGCACGCTGCCGCAGAACGATAGGTTCTGGTGGCTGCTCAGTCTGCTCAGCGACAACCTCGCATGGCACGGCCAGAAGCTCAGCCCCGAGGATTGGAAAATTCTGATGATGTCGGGGCTGAACCAGGAGATGCGCGTGGTCCCAAATCTCGCGGGCACGGGCTTTGTCCCGCTGGGGCGATCATCCTCGAAACTGTCCGTCGAAGAAATGGCGAACCTGATGACGCTGATCGAAGCATTCTGCGCCGAGCGCGGGGTCAAGATCCCGGAACTGGAGGCGGTCGATGCCTGACACTCGCGCAGAGAGAATAACGAAGTTCAATCGCGTGAGGCGGTGGGTCGATGCCGTCGTTCTGACAGCGGCGCTTTTCTACGTGATGTGGACGCTGGGCTGGATTTCGTTCGTGACGGGCGAGACGAGCACCCCAGTCTACATGGCTGCATGGTTAGGAGAGTTTGCAATTCTCTACCACGTTCACAATGCATGGGTGCGCGTGATCAAGGGAGGGGCGGATGCCTAATGTTCTGAGCTGGGCCGATACGCACATCTGCGCCGCTCACAAGGGCGACGATGGCGTCATGCACGGCCACACTTGGCGCGTGCGTGCGTACTGGAACTACTCCGGCCAGTCAGCGGTGGACTTGAAAGACCGCCTTGAGCGGTGCGGCTCTGAACTCGACCACGGCGTTCTGGCGCACGAACTACGCCGGGCAGAACAGCTTGCCGGGTACATTGGCCGCGTCACGGAAGCCGTTCGCGTTGACGTGTGGCGCGAGCCGGAAGGCATGGGGGCCACGTGGACCGCATGACCCTCCACTACCACGGAACCCCGATCACGCCCAACGCGGTGATGCATAGCCTTGCAGGCGCATGCTTCTGCGTGAGCCATGCGCGGCCTGACCAGATCGAACTGGCCGACCGCATCGGGCAATCCGTGATGTTGGACAACGGGGCCTTTTCCAAGTTCACGAAGAACCTGCCGACCGACTGGCCTGCGTTCTATGCGTGGAGCGAGCGCTGGCTCAACCGACCGACCAATTGGGCCATCATCCCTGACGTGATCGACGCGGGGAGCCAGGAACAGGATGCGCTCATCCGCGAGTGGCCTTTCGGTGAGCGTGGGGCGCCCGTCTGGCATATGGACGAGCCAATCTCGCGCCTGCTGCGCCTTTGCGATGAGTGGCCGCGCGTCTGCATCGGATCGACCGGAGAATACTGGAAGATCGGGTCGCCTTCATGGGAAGGTCGGATGGATGCAGCGTGGAACGAACTCGCGCCACGCCATCGCTTCACGCCAAATATCCACATGCTGCGCGGCATGGCTCTGAGCCTCGCTCGCTGGCCGTTCGCAAGCGTGGATAGCACCGATGTCGCGCAGAACCACAATCGTCCGCAGAACACCGCGAAGGGCATGGTTGATCGCTGGGACGCAGCACAGTGCCCAAGCGAATGGACAATCCGCGCGCTGCAAGGGGAGCTTGTCGCTTGATGCCTGACACCCTGCCAAAGCCTGAACGTAGAAAGCCGCTGACGCGCCGCCAGTTCGCTGAGCTGATCCTCCAGCAAGAAGGTCGCTGCGGATGCGGATGCGGGATCAAGCTGCAGGCCGACCGGATCATTGACGAGCATGTGGTGGCTTTGGATTTCCTCGGCTCCAACGAGCTTAGCAACCGTGCGCTCTGGGACCGCGATTGCAGCAAGCGGAAGACTGCGGGGGATCTGGCGATGGCCGCGAAAGGCAAGCGCATCCGGGGCGAGACAGGGACCGAGCGCAAGCAGCCTATCCGCTCGCGTGGGTTCGACCGGACGCGATCCAAGGGATTTGATGGGAAAGTTCGGGTGAGGACATGAGCAAGGATAAAATCATCGAGGTGGCTTTCGGCGTCACGTTCATAGTGTGCGGCGTTGTGCTGATGGCTGTCGTCTTTCCAATTGTCGCTGCGATGCTGTTGGTCGCGCCTCTGAGCACGTCGTCAATTGTGCTTGGCGTTTCCATTCTGCGGGACGTGAAACGCAAGGGAGCCGCGTGATGGCCGCGCATGACGATGTAGAGAAGGTGGCGAGGGCGATCTATGAGGCGTCCATCCCGAAGCACGGACGTAACTATGTGCCGTTTGATGAGCTAGACAGCCACGGCTATGAGCACGCCTACGATATCGCAACGCTGCAAGCGTTGGCGGCGATTGATGCCATGCAGGGCGACGGCTGGCGCGACATAGCTAGCGCGCCGCCCGAAGTGAAGAATGGATCTGACGTGCTGGTCCTCAATGACAGGGGCATGTTTGTCGCGGCGTTTGATAAAGACTGGGGCGACGATGGCTGGTGGCTTGTCAGTGATGGCAGAGATCATGAGCGACCTCTCCGCGGCTCAGAACCAACGCACTACCGCCCACTTCCACCCCCACCGGGAGAAAAGCCATGAACCACGCTGGACTGATTGCGATGCTGCGCGAGGTTGTCGAAAGCGGCATGGCAACAACGTATGACGACGACCTGAACGCTGCGGCGGATGCGTTAGCCGCACTCGTGGCAGAGCGTGATCGCTTGCGGGAGGCGCTGGAAGAGATCGCCAAGCAGGTTCCCGCGAAAGACATGGACGAAGACTACTACGACGCCGCCGATTTTGAAGACGGTTACGACCGCTGCATTTTTCGCGCCCGCGAAGCTCTTGCTCAGGGGGGTGAGCCGTGAGCGTTCTCGACCCCCTCACCGAAGCCCGTCTTCAGGAAGCCTTTACCTCTCGTTGTGTGGTATCGGCTCGTGAAGTCGCGCGGATTGTCGGGATCGACTATGCTCGCGTCCTTGAGGATATCGAAGCGGGGCGCCTGCTGGGCGTAACCTTCGGAAAACGTACAGAGTTCACCGCCAATCACGTTCGCCTCTATCTGGGAAGGGCGCCGGAATGTCCGTCTACGTCGGGCGAAACACGAAGCTCTATTTCTACGACTTTCAATACCGGGGCAAACGCTACACGGGGCCAACGGGCGAAACCAGCAAAAGCGCAGCCCACAGGGTGGAGCGAGCGGAGAGGGCTAAAGTTGAGGCTGGCCTCGGACCGGACGAAGCTTCCGACCTGACTGTCAACATGGCCTGCGCCCGTTGGTTCGATGAGCACGGCCAGACCCTTAAAGTTCCCGACGATTACGAGCGCGCTCTGGATTACGTCGTCTCATGTCTCGGAGGCGGGACGAAGCTGCGCGACATCGATGCGCAGGCCGTGAAGGAGGCGATGCGCAAGCGCCGCCTGATGCATACCGAGTTCAGATCCCGCGAAGGCGTCACAACGCGCCCACCGACGAATGCCACCGTGAACCGCCAAGTGCTCGACATGATCCGGCGCATTCACCGCTTTGCCCAGACTGGATGGGGCGCCAAGCATCTCCAGGCGATCGATTGGAAGAAGCTGCGGCTACCGGAACGCAAGGCCCGCGAGCGCGAGATATCGGACGCTGAGCAGGGAAAGCTTGAAGCGGCGGCCCGGCGCGAATACTGGGCCGACTTTCGCACCTTCCTCGGGACGTATGGCATCCGCTTGGGCGAGATGTTCTTCAGCCCTGCCGATGTCTACGAGGTCAACAAACAGGTCTCGATACGGATCAATGACCGGAAGGATGGCTCCAGCTACGTGATCGATCTCGACCACGAGGATGGCCGCAAGATGCTGGCGCGGAAATCACGCGCAGAAGCCGCTGGGCTGGCCGTCTGTTGGTATCGGGAGAAGCGCGGGCGGCTGGAGCCCCTGACCTACTCAGCCGCACGCACGGCCCTCCGCAGGATCATCAAGCGCGCCGGCATCGAGGGGCTGACGATCCACGACCACCGGCACGATGTGGCGACCAAAGCGACCCGGAGCCATGGCATTGCCGTCGCCAGGTCGCTGCTCGGTCACTCCAGCATCGCGACCACGCAGCGCTATGCGAAGGTCAGCACCGGAGACAGGCTCGCGGCCATCTCTTCGCTCAAGTCACAAGCAAAGTCCCGAGAAAGCGTTAACGACGCTGATAAAGGTGATACAAATCAGAAGGATGCGCTGTAATGCATATCTGCTCCCAAAGCAGATGCGCTACCAGACTGCGCCACACTCGGATGGCGTCCTTCTGGGCGTTTTTGCAGGAAACAGCAACCGCAGGATTGATGGTATTGTGCGGAATTTATCGGGAACGCTCGGCATGTCTTGGGACAGTATCCCGAGAAAAGCCCCAAGAATGGTTCCCTGCCCGTTCACGCAGGCTTCCCCTTACGCAAACGTCAACCGCTGGAGGCAATGAGAGCTAATGGCGCAGAACACTAGCCATGCTGTCATGCAGCAGCGCCATGAGCCGCTAGACAGCCGCGATGACTTCCCTAGCCCGCCCTGGTCCGTCCGTGCGCTCTGTGAGCACGTCCTGCCCACACAGACGCTGAAGTCTCTGACGTGTTGGGAACCCGCCTGCAATCGCGGCTACATGGCAAAGCCGCTGGCGGAGTATTTCGGGGAAGTCATCACCAGCGACATCCACAATTATGGATGGAACGGGCATCAGCTCGTGCGGGACTTCTTGATCCAGCACACGGATGATCCGAAGGCTGACTGCGTGATAACCAACCCGCCATTCAAGCTTGCCGCTCAGTTCACGCTACGCGCATTGGGCATCAGCGATATGGTCGCCATGCTGGTCCGCACGAGCTTTCTGGAGGGCCAGGAACGGCATGAGACGTTGTTCAAGCCTCACCCTCCCGCTATCGTCGCGCAGTTCGTGGAGCGCGTCCCTATGGTCCGTGGGCGCTACGATAAAGACGCCTCCACGGCAACGTCCTATGCGTGGATTGTCTGGAAGCGCGGCTGGTCAAAGGGCACGCAGTTTCGCTGGATACCGCCCTGCCGTCGCCAGCTACAGAAACCGGGAGACGCACAGTGAGCGACAAAGCGACCTGCGATAACTGCCGGTTCTATGAAGAGTTCAGCAAGACCAGCGACATAGGCGAGTGCCGTCGTCACGCGCCGCAACCCATGCCGCGAAAAAAAGGAATGGATCTGCACCACGAGGTCTCGTTCCCGACAACATCGTTTGTTCACTGGTGCGGGGAACATGAGCCTAGGCCGCCACGATCCAGCACATCACGAGGCTAAACACGGCTATGCAGATCAGGCTGAGCTTCTGCGCTTCGTTCATGGCAGGCTGGCCCCCGATCGATGACCGAGGGCCAGGTCCGTTACTTCCGCAGCGACTGAATCAGGTGGTACGCGACCACCCAAGTTGCCACGACGTAGACCAGCATGGTGAAGCCGGCGAAGTATTCCGGGATGGTGATGACGTTGAGCACGTCCAGCACCACGACGGCAGCGAGAAGGCTCCAGAGCAGGAGGCGGGCTTTGCGCCAAGTCTCTTTGCCGCTGAAGCTCGGAAGTTCGATGGTGGCCATAGTCGCAGTCCTCCGGTGATGTGGCTAGGCCACGTTGGTAAACTCAAACTTTGCAATAGATTTCCCAGCGTTTGCCCGAAGCAATCGCCTGGTTGAACCAGTCGAACACCCCC